ACGCTCATACGTCTCACGCTTCTGCACATCCATGTTTTCGATAGCGTCATCGAGTTCGCCCAGTAGTCGCTCGATGATGCGGTCACGGTCTGCCATTCCCCGCCTACGCCACTTGATCTTGCTGCGCTTACTGGCTGTCGTGCCACCCCAGATCCCGTATTGCATATCAAGGTCGAATGCTTCGCGTAGACACTCAGCACGAACGGGACAACTGGCGCATATCTTGAAGACTGGATTCCACCTGTTGTTCAAACCCTCGTCGGGGAACCACATATCGGGATCGACGCTTCTACACACGGCCTGCTCAACCCACTCACTCACCGTTGATTCTCCTTATCTCCTGTGCGATTTGTTCTAGTGCGCTTGCTGTAGATAGATCTGCTTGACCGAGGTACACCTGAACTCGCGTGTACCCATCGGCTTGTCGTTCCTTGATGCAGGGAAGTTCCTTGGTGTAGATCTGTGCGATCAGCTCGTTGCCGTACCTGTACTGGTTAGTCGCAAGGGTCAGGCTGCAGCGCCCATCGACAAGGCTCTTGACTCCTTGCCCTGACCACTCACCACGTACCTGCTCACCGTCCCGCTCCCACATATAGAACGTGATCCCGTGGGCCATATCGCCCTGTCGAGTGTCTTGACGGTGCGTCCAGCTGCTCATCCCAGCCCGTTCCACCTCAACAGGTTGACCAACTGATCCAAGGTCAACGTGACCCGCGCCTCACCTATGCTCTTGTTACGGGTCTTCGTAACGACAGCACCGATGGTGGGCACACCAAACTTCATCTCGTGGTTACACGCCTCTATGTCAGCCTCACGTAGCCACTCAGCCATCTCCTGCTTCTTGCAATTCTTGGCCTCAATCACGAGCGTTACGTCCTTGCTCACCGTCAGTTCCACATCACCGATGTCCTTGCTGCCAGCACGAGGCAAGCGCCGAGCCTTCATCCCCGACTCATTCAGATGGTCGGAAATATCGCTCTCAAAGCGGCTGCCCTTGACCTTGTTGTACTTCTGGCTACTCACTTGGCATCCCTGATGAGCATGCGAGCGGGGTCGTACTCCATGTAGAAGGCCTTGCGACCTGACGGGTCAGCGGGGCCGTAACGATTCTTGACCGCGCACATCATCATGTAGTGCGGTGCAGGCGCAATCGTCATAATCATCGACGGAATCTGCGCGATCTTCCCGTGCAAGGCAGAGCGTGGAGGACACGGATTGGATTCAGCCGCCTCACTTGTGTGGTGCAGCACTAAGAATGCTGCGCCCGTGTCCCGACTCCACCACTTAATCTCACGCATGAGAGATCGGAGCGAGGAGAACTCGTCTCCGGTGTCGTGGGTGAAGTCGACGGCGTTATCAAGAATGACAAGTTGTGGGTCGCTGCCTTTGAGCAGGCGATAAAGCTCGATCTGATCTTCTAGATCAGCGATAGCGGGGTTGGAGTCCATCATCCAACTGATGTGCTTGCCCTGACTGGAGATCATCTCGCTGGCCCATTGCGGGTTTTGCATGTGCTGCTCAACCTCAAGCTGAGGGAGGTCACCGATCATGGAGATCAAACGCAAAGCCATCGTGGACTCGTGGCTGTCACACGACGCATACAGCGTCGGCACTTGTGAGCGCAGGGCGATAGCCAAGGCGAGGGTGGACTTACCCGCGCCGGGTGGGCCAGCAATCATGCTGACCTCACCACGGCGCAGGCTGACGTTGTTCTCACTCCACGAGGCAAAGGGGAGCGGAACAACGGCGGTGTTTCGGTCGATCTGACGAACGACGCGCTCAAGCTTTCTCATTAGACGGGAAAGTTGTTCCACTCAGGAGTGCCCTGGGTTGCATAGTTGTTCTTGCACTTATCCGCTTTGGGCGTGTCCTTCGGGGCTGAGCAGAACCATCCCTTGTACGGCTTTCCATCCGTCCCAACCTTTGAGATAGGTACGCGGGGGCCGTGCTTACAGGAAGGAACTGCCGCATCGGTAAACGATCCACCGAAGGAATCACTCGACGGAGGCGGTGGTGGGGGAGGAGTAGCACCCGTCATGCCGGAAGCCACAACGTTCCCGGCGGCAGCGATCTTCTGTTCCACCTCAAGGATCTCCTGAATGTGGTCGTGAATCACAGCCACACTCATGCGGAACGACTCTTCGGAGTCGCCCTTAGCGTTAATCAACGTGCCCTTCGCAGTCTTGAAGGACGCTTGCATCATTTGAGCGGAATCACTCACTTGTTTCCCTTTCTACTATCGGTAGTGCCATGTAACTATCAGGGGTTAAAGATGGGTTCCATGCGTAGCAATGGTCACGGACATCGCAGTAGCCGCACGCTTGCGACAGGTTGGGCACGTACTTGCCGGCATGGATCTGGTCGTAGACATCGACGCACCAGCGTCTGACGGTCTCGATGGGGAGGATGTTGAGATTGTGGATGGTGTCTAAGGTTCCTTCGCGTGCCATCCAGTAGGCACCCCTAGGGATGTCGATCCCGAACTGGTCGAAGATGGCGAGCCTATAGATGGCGAGCTGGAGAGAGTTGGACGGAGTCTTCCCGGTCTTGAGGTCAACGATGATGAGGTCGCCGGTCTGGGAGTCCTCAAAGACTCGATCGATGAAGCACTTGAGGTATACGCCTTCGGAAATCTCAAGGTTGATGGCGAGTTCGATAGCAGGTGTGCCCTGGGGAGTGCGCCAGATACGCATATTGGGGTAAGCATCACGCCACACGGCGTAGTTATGCACCAGTTGTGGGCCTTCAACGCGCCACCACGACTCGTCTTCCTTGTTGGGGTAGGCCTTCGAGCGCCTGCCTCCAGCCCTCCACTCCGCATCGGGCTTGGCTGCCTTGGCATCATCAAGATGCTTGTTGAACGTGGCAAGTGCTGAGTCGTAAGTCGTCGCATCCATCACGCCAGACCCTTTTCGATCAGGTCGTGGTCGATCACATCGGCGGCTGAGTGAACAGCCGTGCCACCTTCAAGGAACCAGGCAGGCTGCGTCTCAACCTGTTCCACGCGGGTCAGCCGGTACTTCTCCTGACACGCTAAAAAAGTAGTCATTTGAGAGTTGCTCAAGTGAGGCGGGGGAGTCTTGGACACGGTCAATATCCCTTTCTAACGTGATCAGTTGCCCGTATGGGTGGCGTATGTAATCCGCGAAGTACACGCGCTCTTGGTCGATGCCGAGTGTTTGCATGATCTGATCCCACTCGTCGTAGTCCCAGCCGATGGGAGCCATGACGGTGATCTTCGTCGGCATCACCGTTACCTGAACTGCATATTGGTACTTCATAGTAACTCCATACTGCCATTCCTAACATTGTCTGCCCGGTCAGACACGCCGATCAATTTGGATACCGGAACCGTAGACCGACCCTGTGACAGTCGGCGCTACCCCAGGAGGGGATGACCCATCAAGGGCCGTGTGCAGGATAGTGCAGTACGTGACCGACTACGCCGAAGTGAAAGTGAATCTTCTCCCCGTTACTCATACTAGGCAACGTACATATTTCTTCAGATACGCGCAAGTGGTTCAACGATTCCAATTACAGATGGATCTCCTGCACCCGTATCGGGGCATCTCCGTCGTGGTCCTTCCACTTCGCATCGATGTAGAACAGCCCCAAATCGGAGTCGGGGTCGTAGGCCACGATGGCGTTATCGTCCTTGAGTTTCTTCAGCCACTCATTGAGTTGCTTGGCCTCAGCCTTGTTCAGCTTGCGGCCTAGCCGGCGACGACCCAACAGGCGCAGCATGCGCAGCTGGAAGGCTTTGGCGTGCAGCATCTTGACCCGCCACGGAATCTCTTCTTCGTAACGTGCGCCCTCTTTGGATAGGCCGTAGCGCATCATCGCTGCGGAGATGGCGTTGCGGGTGATCCGCTCGCCCTGTTCTTCAAACACCCGGTCAGCCATCTGCTGATGAGTCAGACCTTCGTCCACCCACCGCTGTAGCGTGTTCTTATCGGGAACGATCTGTGGAGGTGCCATTCGTTTGTATTCCGTTCTGCGCTATCGGCTCGATGCCCAGCGTCGCCACCCTGTTCCTGGGCACAAGTTAACACAAGGCAGTCATTATGTCCTAGTAATTGACCCGTTATGCGGGACGGAATAAAAATGTCACAATCCAACGAAAGTGCGTCCGATTATCGGCTACCTGAACAGGGGTTTTGCCCCGAAAAATGGCAGCACAAAGACTACAAGTGTCCGAGGGGGGACTTGAACCCTGGTCACTTTGTAGTTACTATCGCAAGTAACGATGAGTAAACAACTACACCCACTATAAAAACAAAGTCATTGCGAGGTAACGATGAGCAAGATTCGATTGAGTGATGCGATACCGGCTTTTGCCGACAGCCTTCGGGCACATGGCAAGAAGCCCAACACGGTCAAGAACAACCTGCAGCCCTTGAACAGGGCGCTCGAACTGTGGGGAAACATCTATCTGGACAGTATTCAGCCACGGCATATCGACACCCTCTTTGCGGCACAGGACTGGGCACCAGCCACCCACAACCTGTATCTCGCCAACCTCAAGGCCAACTTCTTCCCGTGGGCTAGGCGGCACAAGTACATCCCGAAGGACTACGACCCATGCGAGGGCTGGAGGAGTCGACGGGTACCCAAGACTGAGAAGCTGTGGATCCCCGTAGAGCGATTCAGCGAACTACTTGACCGTGCCCCGAATGCACGGGACAGGGCACTCATCTCCCTTGGTCTGTTCACGTTCGCACGAGGTGCAGAGATCTGCAGTCTGCAATGGAAGGACATCGACTTCGATGACGAGCGCATCCATATCTACCGTCGCAAGAGCGAGGCAGAGGATCGCATGCCGATGCCTATCGACCTACGCAACGAGATGCTTACGTGGATGCGTGCCTATGAGCAGGCCAACGGATCCATCGATGGTGACTGGTACGTGATCCCGTGGATCGATGCCAATAAGCGTGATCGAGCCGAAGCTGGTTACATGCTGCCCATCACAGATATACGTGGACTGCTGCCCACGAAGCAGATCACCCGTCCGTACTACCGAATCAAGCCCATCCTCGTAGAGATGGGATACGACGACTTCCGTGGTGGCACGCACACCATGCGTCGCAGCGGCGCTCGGGCGTACTTCCAACGGCTCAGGGGAGAGGGCTTCGACTCTGCCTTGATGGAGACTCAGGAGATGCTGGGTCATGCGACTCCGGCACAGACCATGAAATACATCGGGGTGACGCTGGAGCGGGAACGCCGCAATGAGCGGCTTGCCGGTAAAGTCATGTTCCCAGACATGTACAAGAACGACGCTGACGTACTGAAGATCGCGAGGTGAACGGCATGGGCCAGAAGACGACGGTGTTCTGTGACATCTGCCAGTCAGACAAGAGGGTCGCCCCCATCGTGGTGGTCAGGGAGTACGGGAAGCGTGACCCGTGGGAGGCAGACATGTGTGAGTCCTGCTACATCGAGCGGTTTGGGGATATCAAGAAGAAGGCTCGTCGCCCCATGACCAGCAACGTGCGGCCTCAGCACCGATTCCACAAGGTAGAAATCACCGAGGCCAACCTCTAAACCCCCCAGTCTACCCCCCCCGATTTCCGGGGTTTTGGCCCCATAGAGACGACAAAAACCCCCTCCCCAGGTAATCACCCTAGGGAGGGGGTAAAAGCCGCTCTATTTTGCTCATAGAGCCTTATATGGGCACTCTAGTGCCAAGTAACTATTGGCTGGAGCCACGCTCCAGATTGGCCTTCCAATGCTTGGCCTGCTTCTTGCTCGTAGCGAGGATCGGGAGGGGCCAGATCTTCCTGTCCGTCTGGGCAGCCTTCGTGAACGAGATGTGAATGTGCTGATAGTGACCCCAGTTGCCGGGCCGCCACCCCCACCACTTACTGCGGTAGGTACCGCTGGCTATGCGACCCTCGTAGACGATGTACAGGACGCGGTCGCTGCCGGGGAGGTCACTCGCCGCATACATGCGGAGCTGATTAGCCAACCGGCGAGCATTCCTGCCGTTACGCCACACACCCCGCTTACCCATGTTCTCATCGATATCGAGCGCATGAACCCAACCATTCTTATCGGGGTTGTGCTGGGAGCGGCGCTTGGAATGCGCCTTGTCACCTATCCAGCCGTCACTACGACGATCACGATTAGGCCAACGTTGATCGATCTGCTTACGCAGACGCACACCACCGGGAACCAACTTAGCCATCGTGCCGCCCAAAGCGGTCGTTCTGCCCGTTCAACCAGTCCACCAAAACCACCACAGCCGGCGGGATTGCAACAACCAGAATCGGAGGCCAACCAAAGTCACCGATGTTGTCCACCAGCCAAGTCAGGCCAGTAGCAGCGAACACCTTCAAAGCCACACCTACGGGGTGGTCATTGATGAAGGACATAAAGTCCTTCCACGAATTACTCATTGATTAACTCCTCCACATCTGCTTCCAACTGATCAACGTCGTCCTCAAGAGCGACGATCTCGGCCTTCACCTCTCGCATGTCCTTACACAACGAGTCCACCTTGCGGTGTAAGTCGGGCAACGACTTCCCACCATTGGCATCAGGACTGATCTGATACGTAGCGAGCTTGATTTGAGTACGGATCCACCACCCAAGGCCGGTGAGGATGATGGTCAAGATTGATAGGACACCGAGCGTGATGCCCACAAGTTCTGAGAAAGTCATCACACGATCCGCAGGAGAACCACGGCGATACCGCCCGTACCCGACGCTTGATTCGTCGGGGGACTAGTGCGAGTGAACGTCACGCGCTCGATGTACGCAGTAGCAGCCTCACCCGTAGTGAAGTCACGCCATTGCACAACGGCAGCTGACGACTCCAACTCCTGCAGTTTCGTCAACACATCGAACGAGTACCCATCACGGCCCATGCGTAGACCCTTAGAGTCCGTGATGAAGTCGAAGTTCAACACCGGGACACTCAGCAAACGAGTCCGGTCAGGGGCCGGCACGGCCTTCAACTGGTAACCAATAAACACCGGGGTAGTGGCGTTCGAGTCAGCAGACGCGAGCTTGAAAGCCGCATACAAGTTAGGTTCAGGACTGGGAGCGGCAGCGGTCAACTTGCCCGTGATGTCAGGGCGAGACCCATCAGCCGTAATCGCGGCAGTCCAGTTCGACGGCGAGGACGCATCCGTCGTATTCGCAAGGCCAGTAACGAGAGCAGTATTCGCCTCGTCTTCCTCCACCAGTAGGCGAAGGTCACGCCAGCCCTTACGTTCAATCGTGCCCAGACGAACACGACCCGTCTCCAAGTAGCCCTCGTCCACGTAAGTCGTGTCCTGCTTGTAGATGCCGGCGTTATCGACAGCCATGTACAGCTCGTCATTCAGGCTCGTCACCTGAACAGCCGTAGCCCCAGACGGGGCAGTCGACGGGACGACAAGGTCGGCGGCGTGAGCGAAGTCCAACTGGTTCGCGTTGATGTTCGTGCCCAAGTCGATACGGAACAAGCCAGCACGACGCACTCGATCACCAGCATTACCCTGATCACGCACCGTCACAT